ATATTCTTTGAGTGCGGATTTATGTGTAAATGCCTTTTGGTACAAATCAAGATTTTTGATCTTTGTACCAACAAGTTGTTCTATTTGTTCTTTCGTTACGAAAGTAACCATCTTGTTATTATTGATATGTTTTATTTTTTTAAGCCTTTTCCTTCTTAATGTAATGAGGAGAAAGGTACTTCTGGAGGTTAAGGTAAGTTACAACGACGTCGGCGGGGGGTGCGAGAAGATCCCGAAGCGTCTCGTCTAGGATGATCTGGCGACCGTTCTCGGGATGCTTAAGACCCTTCTCGAGGATGTACTTGTTGATGAACTTGGTGACCTCCGATCGGGAAATGAGTTCCTCAGCTGGAAGGGCAAGGAACGCACGCAACTTAGGTGTGATTTCCTGCTTTCGATTGAATCCGTTATTCTCAGCACGCTTCTTAGCCTTCTCACCATCGGGATCCTCTTGGGTGTTCTTGATCTTACGAATGAGCTTAGTGAGGGTCTTTACCTCAGAGCGAAGAGCAACGATATCGGTTTGGATGGTTTCAAGAGACATTATATCTATCTTACTGGCTTAATCTTTAAGTCATGGAATACGAGAAACAGTAATGTAATTATCATAAAGAAACCAAACAGGTAATCACGAGTAAAGAATCGAGGATCATTTTTCGGTTTACCCTTGGGTCTCTTTAAAATCCGGAAAGGTTGCCCAGAACATCCACCAGCGCAACACGCACTTGGGCAAGGGGAAATAGTTGGACCTCTCCTCGCACCACAGAATTGGTTCTTCGCACCTTTGTACTTGTAGCATCTACACTCGTCTATAATACCACAGTCCATAATATTATATCACAATATAATAATGGATGAAAAGATCTACCCAAAGGAGACCATCGAAAAATTTATGAACGATAATTTACTTTTCAAAGATTCAAAACTCAAAAAATATTTCGATAGAAATGAACAACGGGATTTAAAAAAGTTCAGGGACCGTGTTCATAGTTCATATCCTGACAAAGACTTTGAGAAGATTATTTATGTTTTTGTCACAGATTCTATTCGTGATATCATCCTTCAAACAACCGGTGAATTGACTGAATTTCTCAAAACATCCGGTGATCTCATCATAAGTGGGGGTGAAGCATTTAACATGTATGTAGACTTCAAAGATCGTATAGTCACGAGTGACATCGACGCGAAATTCGTCCCACATATGAAAACCAATGCGAAATACTTTGGGAAACTCCAGGCTTTGAAATTACTCTTATGGAATAAACTGGGAGAAATATCCAGTCGCTTAAATGCACGGATTAAAAATCGCATATTGGCCCAGAAAGGTAAGTTAACCAAGTTCCTTGGTGTGGGATTCAAAAACAAGGGACCCTATGTGACTAGAAGGTACACACTGATCAAGAAGAAGAAGACGAGAGAAAATAACAATCCAGGAAAGGGTGATGTTTTTATTGATGTGGAGTTATTCGCATTGGATCTCAATATCAGGTATTTATCACCAAAAACGGGTAAAATTCAAGATTTCACGATGGGTGGCATCTTAGATATTCCATTCATGCGCCCAGATGAGTTTGGTTCGGATGTCGCCTTGACGAAAAAAAAGGGAATCACATACCGTAACGCCAACACGGGAAAGATGATTGTAAATAACAAAATCTCTGTCGCGAGTAAAGAATTCTTAATCGAAGACATTTATCTCATGCACAAGCTCAAATTACGACCGGAAAAGAAAGAAAAGGATCGCCAACGTCTCATAAAACTTGGAAAAATGTTTAATAAGAGCATCAAACAGAGTGATTCCATCGATGATGTGTTCAAAAAGGTTCGTAATAAGATCAAAAAGGTACGCACAGTACGTGCCAAACCTGGAAACGTGAATATTAAGAAAGCATCTCGTATCAACCCACGCAATTACAGTAAATTCACAACCGAACCATTAAAGGAGCGTTTATCTAAGCAATTAGTACATGGTATTAAGACAGTTACCCAGGGTACAAAGGTGGGTAATAATTACGAAAAATCGTCAGGAAATAAACGATTTAATGTCGATTCTCTCAAATGGAAAACTGTCAGTAATAAGTCATACGTAAAAAATGAACAAAATTACAGGCCAAAGAATGCGCAAAAAATTACCAAGAATGTCAATGTTAAGAAAACATTGTATGGGTACAGAGGAAATAGAAATGACTGGCTCTCGAAATCAATTCTAGACAAGGCGTCTAATATACCGTTTGTTGGGTTAAAGAAATGAAACACATATAGAGTATAAATGATTTTTGATACCCTCACCAAAGGTGAAGATGGCCTTCGAACTGTGAAGGTTCGCAATGATAACAAGCGAAAGGTTTTCGTTCAATTGAATGGTGTCAAAATCTCTGACATTTCCGATGATATTCTCATTGACATCGTATCTGATGTGAATGTTGAGAAGATCAAGGTAATTGATTCAGGGAATGTCACAGCCGCACAAGAGAATGCGGTTGATTGGTTTGGTAAGGAGTTATCCGAGGATGTTATCAGGGGAGCTTATACGCATAGTGCACCGGACAACCAACTGAGATGCGAACGAATTGACGTCACCAAGGTTTTCAATTCTCAGCAGGAGGCTGTGGACTTTGAAACTCTCCAGAAGGATAAATCTTGTGATGTCATCCTCGAATTTTCTGAACTTTGGTTTGCCAAGAAATCATTCGCATGCACATGGAATCTCGTTCAGGTCAGGCTTCATCAAGAGCCAATCATCGACACATACCCAGACGAATATGCATTTGTTGATGACGACCAATAAAAAAATTTGTTAGTATTATATAAAGATGATCGCTAATATGCTCAAGCGTCACCAGTCTAAGATACTTACTCTCGTGGCCATTGCCGTTGTTGTCTACTTACTCACTACTCTTAACAACACTTCCGACTACTCCATCAACGAGCGCGAGTATGTTGGCTTCGGTAGCGGTTCGGCCATTGGCCCCGCTGCTGCTCCCGTGAATGGTGGTATGCAGAAGGGTACCGGCCTCGCCTCCTCTCTCCTCCCCCGCGAGGTGGCTTCCGAAGAAGATTTCGGTCAGTTTGCCCCAGAGGACATTCTCAAGGGACAGAACTTCCTTGAGCCCCGCGCCCAGGTCGGTTTCCCCGAAACCATCGGTGGTGCTCTCCGCAATGCCAACCAGCAGATCCGCGCGGATCCCCCCAACAGCAAGGATCCTTTCGTGTGGAACAACTCCACCATCGTCCCCGATCTCATGCAGCGCAGTTTGTGTGCTTAAAGATTTAATTACAGGATAACATATGACTTCCGTTGGAACTGACCTCTCGGGTAACGTTTCAAAGCTTGTCGAACTTTCCAAACAACTTACTGAAGCGAAAGCTGATATCAAAATCCTCAACCAGGAAGAGAAGCGTCTCAAGGAGAATGTGAAGAAGCATATGGTTGAGCAGGGTATTGATACCATTAACCTCAGGAAAGGTAAAATCAGCCTTCGCAAATCTGTTCGTAAGGGCAGTATTAATAAAGATGCAATCAAAGATGGACTTTTGAAATTTTTTGGTGGCGATGAAGCAAAAGTGGAGGGCGCACTTAATGCTATTAAAGATGGTCTTAAAGTGAAAGAGTCAACCTCTCTGTCACTAACTGGTATAAAGGATAAACCCGAGAAAGAAGATAAGTAACTAACCATGGTTTGGAGCCAATACGTATACGAAGCCAATAACGGATTTGATCCCGACGTCAGTGATGACGAAGGGTTCGAAAATGAACACACTCCTCTGAATATTGAAGACTGGGAAGTCGAATACTCAGATGAATTACAGTATATGTGGGGTACCATGAATACACTGTTATATGACGCACAGATTGAACACACTGGGAAGTTTTGTGACTTTGTCGAGTTTTGCTATGAAGAGCGCGACACGGACTTGACACGTACAACATGGGAATATCAGGAACAGACTCTTTGGTATGAAGAGCGACTTGGTCACATTTGGAAAAACATCAGGCGCATTGTAAATGAAAGTGGTGTACATGAAGATATGATGCGCGGAGTCACGTTTAACGACTTTACTGATTATGCCAAAAATTATATGCGTGTATATTAAATGTTACCCGATATCACGTCTCAAAAGGTCGCGATCCCTGCAGCTCTTTTTTTGTCACTAAGCCCCGGTCTTCTTCTGACCACCGACGGCTCAAAAATCTCTTTCATGAACCGAAAGACTGGTCAGATGGCGGTATTTTTCCACGCACTTGTATTCTTTCTCGTGTACAGCCTAATTGCCAAAACAATGGGCATCGTACTCACAAAGACCGATTTACTCGTGACCACTGCTCTCTTTATCTTACTAAGCCCCGGTCTCTTACTCACACTTCCTCCCAAGTCAGGGGGTGTCTTCGGGTCTGGTCAGACGAGCATAGAGTCCGTACTCACACACGCTGTTGTGTACGCTTTAGTGTTTGCGATATTACGTCGTCAATTTCCTCAATTCTATTAAATAGGAAGATGAAGTATCTTATTCTCGGACCAGCGTCTATGGGAATATTTTCATTGATCGGTGTATTAAAAGCACGGGAGTCTGAATTAGTTGATGTCAAGGAAATTTCAGGGTCTTCTGCTGGATCGATTTTAGCATTATTCTTGGGGGTAGGAATGTCGGTTGATGAAATTCTAGAAACTTCATTAAATTTGAATGTCCCCAATTTTGTTAAGATACGTATAGGGTCCTTTTTTAACAAATTTGGATTTGTTGATATGGCACCCATTCGTAAAAAATTAGTAGAAATATGTGGGTGTGATCCCACTTTCAAAGAAATTGATATGAAAATTTACATTTCAGCATTCTGTATGAATACTTCTGAAACGGTGTATTTCTCTAAAGATACACATCCAGATATGAAGGTTATAGATGCAGTGTGTATGAGTATGGCGGTACCTTTCATATTTGCGTGTGGTAAGTATAACGGAGAAACCTATGTAGATGGGGGTATGAAGGAGGAATACCCAATGACACCATTTTTTGATAAAAAACCATATGAAGTTACGTGTATTAAGATTAAGATGAATCGACTATATCAAGAAGATATACAAACACCAAAGCAATTTGTAGAGTGTTTGGTTCGTTCAGCACTTTCTAATCGCGTGACTTACGATTCACCAATAGAAGTATACGAGATCAATGTTGAAGATACAGATGTGTTTGATTTCAGTATGAGTTATGAAGAAAAAGTTCAATTGTTTAATAGAGGATACATGAGCAATTAATCACTTTTTTTTGTTAGTTTAAAATATATGACAGACCCGTGTAAAAAGGGCACGAGCGTTAAAATTCTCCGGAACGTGGTTAAAATCAAAACCGGGAGAAAGACTAAACTAACAAAAAAGAACATTTGTGAAGTATACACTAATATCCAGGAAGGGAAGTTACTCTTACCACCCCTGGTTCTTACACCAGATAGAACGTATCTACTGGATAAGAAATCACCATTCAATTCGAATGATTATGAGAAATTGTTTGACAGGTCTTCGAGTAGAGTCACCTTGAAGAAGTTGGCCGAGAAGATCAACATCAAAAAAGTTGATGCGTTGACGAAGAAACAGCTCACTGATACAATTCTGAAACGTCTCCAGTTTTTGAATATATCCGAACCTGTCAAACTCAGTAAACGGTCTTCAGTCGCAGCAGTGAAATGCTCCATAGCAGCGAAACGCCCCACAGCAGTACAAAGTACAGCAGTGAAACGGACCATACAAAAACGCCCCGCAGCAGTACAAAGTACAGCAGCGAAAGTTGCAACGATTTTCAAAGGACCAAATGTACCCGAGAAACCTTTAGTGCCTGAACAGGCTAAGGTTGTATTAGGTAACAGGAATTATGACCTATTATTTGATCCCAAGACTAAGAGAGA